AAGCCGATTGTTCAGGTTGGGCAACCGTTAAAGAAGAATCAGATGGTTCTTACACAACTATTGGATGCCACACCACAAAGCAAGATGCAGTAGATCAGATGGTTGCAGTTTCAATTGCTGAAGATATGGAACCAGGTGGAGAAGTTCGCGCAGTTGATTTAAGTGTTCCAGCATTTATTCGTGAGAACGCACAACGCGGCTTGGATTATCTTAAAGAAGGTTTCGGGGGAGATGGCTTAACCGAAGGCACAAAGCGTGAAGCACGCGAGATGGCAGCAGGTCGAGTAAGTGAAAACAAAGTTCGTAAGATGGCACCGTGGTTTGCACGCCATCAAGTAGATGGACAGGCACCAAAAAATAATGATTCATCAGATTCACAATACCCAGGCGCAGGTTTAGTTGCTTGGTTGTTGTGGGGTGGAGATTCCAACTTTTCCGATAGGGCGCAAAACTGGGCGCAACGCAAAATTGATGCACTAGATGCTGAAGCCGATTCAAGGAGCAAAATGAAAAAGATTGAACGCCGTACATTTACAGTGCGCGATGTTGAAGCAAGACAGGCCGAAGATGGAACAATGCGTTTGCGTGGATACGCCGCAGTGTTTAATGAGGCTAGTGTTCCCCTACCATTCATTGAGACAATCGCCCCTGGCGCATTTCGTAAGACACTCAGCGAAACACCTGATGTGCGTTTGCTTATCAATCACGAAGGTTTGCCACTAGCTCGTACAAAGAATGGCACATTAACACTTACTGAAGATGATCGCGGTTTGTATATGGATGCAATCATTGCAGACACATCAGAGGGGCGCGACCTTTACAAGTTAGTTGAGCGCGGAGATATTGACCAAATGAGTTTTGCTTTCCGTGTTATTCGTCAAAAATACAATGAAGATCGTTCTCAGCGCACACTTACAGAGGTTTCATTAGCAGATGGAGATGTTTCGGTGGTTACTTATCCTGCCTACACAACAACTTCAGTTGAAGCGCGTGAGGCACTACGCAAGGCAATTGATGCAGTTAAAGAAGGCCGTGAAGTAACAGGCGAATCTTTGATTGTTTTGAATACTATCTTTGAAGATTTAAGCGAAGGCCACGATTACATTATGCGTGCCGTTGAAATGATGGCAATGCTTACAGGCAATGAAGGCGAAATGGAAACAGAATCTCGCGAGCAGGTAGGCGATTATGTAGAATGGGATTCAAGCGGTGGAACTGCTAAGGGTCGCATTGAACATATTATGGAAGAAGGCGTGCTTGGAATCCCTGGCACAACTTTCAGCATTACCGCAGAGGAAAATGACCCAGCCGTTTTGGTTCGTGTCTATGAAGAATTCCGCGATGGCTACCGACCAACAGAAACTCTAGTTGGTCATAAGATGTCAGAGCTACGCCAAATTGATGCACTTCCTGAAGCAAGCCAAGAAACATCTCGTAAGATTTCCCTGCGCCTAGCGCAAGCAATTATCAACAACACAAAATAAATTTCTGCTGCACTCGTAGCAGATTCGAAGTCGGAGCGAATCCCACACCCTAAAAGCGCCGTGGAAAATATCGCCACCACCTCAAACCACATTCACACAACTCATTAGGAGATCACTAAATGTCATATTTTGACAATGTAGTAGAGCGCCGCGATGCAGTTAAGGCAGAAATGGATGCAGTTCTTGAGGCAGTAGCCGCAGAATCACGCACCGACCTTACTGCAGAGGAAACCGAAAAGGTTGATGCTCTTGTAGAAGAAGCACGCGCACTAGATGCAAAGATTGAAAAGTTCACAACACAGGCAGCAGCAGATGCAAAGGTTGCAGAAATGCGCTCATCAGTTGCAGCAGTAATCACACCAAAGGTAGGCGGAGCAGTTGTTACACGCGAAGCACGCACATACAACCCTGAAGCTGAAGTTTCATTCGTAAAGGATGTTTTCAACGCACAGGTTCGTGGAGATTACAACGCACAAGAGCGTTTAGCACGCCACACAAAGGAAGAATCAATTGAACGCCGCGCAGTTGATACAACAAACTTTGCAGGTTTGGTAATTCCTCAGTACCTAGTTGACCTCGCTGCACCATTTGCACGCGCAGGCCGTCCAACTGCAGACTTCGCAACAAGCAAGCACACATTGCCTGTTGCTGGTATGTCATTGGAAATCAGCCGTATGACAACAGGAACATCAACTGCAATTCAGGAAACACAGAACACTGCAGTTTCAAACACTGATGCTGATGACACACTACTTTCTGTTCCAGTTCGCACAATCGCTGGACAGCAGGACCTATCACGCCAGGCAATTGAGCGCGGAACAGGCATTGATTCATTCGTAATCGCTGACCTTATCCGTTCTTGGCACACAACAGTTGATGCTCAGGTTCTAAACGGAACAGGCTCAAACGGCCAGTTCAAGGGAATCCGCAACGCAGGTGGAAACGCAATCACTTTCACTGCAACAACACCAACAGTTGCTTTGCTATATCCAAAGTTGGCTGATGCAATTCAGCAAATTCAGTCAAATGTCTTTGAGACACCAACACACTGGATTATGCACCCACGCCGCCTAGCTTTCTTGCTAGCAGCAGTTGATACATCAGGCCGTCCACTAGTAGTTCCAACTGCTAATGGTCCAATGAACGCATCAGCAACAGGTGCAGGCGTTGCACAATACGCAAACACTGGTTACCAAATGCTTGGCTTGCCAATCATTGCTGATGCAAATGTTGGAACAACATACGGCGCATCAACAAACCAAGATGAAATCTACTGCGTAGCAGCACCTGAAATGCACCTATGGGAGCAACCAGGTTCACCGTTTGCATTGTCATTTGATGCAACTGCACCAGGTTCATTGCAGATCAAGTCTGTTGTGTATGGGTTCGGAGCCTTTACCGCAGAAAGATATCCAAAAGCCGCTTCAATTATCAGCGGAACTGGATTGGTAGCGCCATCGTTTTAATTGATGGCACCAACTTTCTAATCGAAAGTTAAAAATTGTAAGAGGCGGGTTTTTCTCCCCCGACTAACCCGCCTCTTACTTCTTAAATGATTCGGGGGAATCTATGAAGTCAGCACACAAAGTTTCAATCGGTAGTTGCGATCCTGGCAATGTCAACGGCGGGTTTGCATTTAGTTTGATTCAGTTGGCGCAGGCACGATCATCACGGCTTGGCCCATTTGTTCGCGTTAAGGGTTCAGGGCTACTTTCAAAGCAACGCAATCGTTTGGTTAAGCAATTCTTGGAAACCAAATCTGATTGGCTTTTGATGATGGATTCAGATGAGCAGTTATCTCTTGCCGCATTTGATAAGTTAGTTGAAGCTGCTCACGATAAAGAGCGCCCAATTGTGGCAGGTTTAGTCTTTGCCAGTTTTGAAATTGGGCAGCCTTATCCACAACCAGTGCCAACGATTTTTCAAGATGCACCTGAAGGTTTCTTGCCATTAAATAATTACGACAAAGATTCATTGTTTCAGGTAGATGCAGCAGGAACTGGATGTTTGCTTATTCACCGCAGCGTGCTTGAATCAATGAGAGATAACGCAGACCCACATCAGGGCGATAGTTGGTGCTGGTTTTGGGATGGGCCAATTGACGGCATTTGGATTGGCGAAGATTTACAATTTTGCCGCCGTGTTCGCTCACTAGGTTTTCCAATCTATGTTCACACGGGCGCAATACTGCCTCACTCAAAGAGCTATTGGTTAGATGATCGGCAGCACGATATATGGAACGCATAAAAAGAATTTTAAGAAAATCAAAGGAAACCGCTACCGCCGTTCCACAACTGGAACGCGCAATGCTTCCCAAAGTAGAAACGAGAACAACGCGTGGCGATTACTAACGGCTATTGCACACTCAACGATGTAAAGGCAGCACTCAACATTGAAGATTCAATGGATAACGCTGCAATTGAAATTGCTATTGCAACTGCCAGCCGAATGATTGACGATTACACAGGCCGTTTCTTTTACAAGGATGGAACTGTTGGTGTACCTGCCACCCGTTACTACACACCAAGCGATTACTGGATTTTGCCAACTGATGACTTTGTGAGTATCAGCGAAATTGCAACCGATGATAATTTTGACCGCACCTATAGCACTGTTTGGACAAGTGACGATTCAATGTTTGAACCAGTCAATAATCCTTCACGCGGTTGGCCAATGAGCAGAATCTTGGCCGTTGGTTCTTATGTTTTCCCATTCAACTTGCCACAATCTGTACGCCTTAAAGGTGTGTTTGGCTGGTCAGCCGTACCCGCTGAAGTCAATAGCGCAGCACAAATTCAGGCATCTCGCCTATTCCTGCGCCGCCAGTCACCGTTTGGCATTGCAGGTTCAACCGATATTGGAACAGTGCGCTTAGCAGCCAAATTAGATGCCGATGTAGAGGCGCTATTGCGCCCATTGCGCCGCAATAATGGGTTGGCTAAGTAATGTTGCCAAGCGAAGTTAGAGAAGGCTTAAAAGCCAACCTGCAGGCGATTAAGGGGATGCGTGTTTATGACCTTATTCCGTCACCTGCAGTTGCACCTGCTGCAGTCGTTGGCCAGTTGGATTTCACCTTTGATTTGAACAATGCCCGTGGTTTAGACCAGGCAAACCTTGATGTTGTTGTTTTGGTTCAGCGTTTTACGGAGCGTACTGGCCAAAATGAACTTGATAAGTACCTTGCAGGCAGTGGGGATTACTCAATCAAGGCAGCAATTGAATCAGATCGAACTCTTGGTGGCGCTTGCGACACCTTGCGCGTTACATCAGCCGAAGCGGGAACTTATGTCTCAGGTGATATTGAGTTCCTTTCATACCGTTACCGCCTAACCGTTTGGGGATAAGGAGAAAAATGAGCTACACAGTTACCTCAGATAATTTTGAGGCGAAG